GTATCATGTCGATAGCAGCTAACGCACCATTGCACCTAGAGGAAGATCTAGATCCAGAGCTAGCCTACCCATACTGGGAGGAGACTATGGGATCCGGTAGATACTACCTCTTCGATCACTGGGGTAGCACAAGCGAAGATAACCTGTTGGCACGCATACGCTACATGGCAAAAGCGTTAGATTGTAAATGGATTATTCTTGACCACTTATCAATTGTGGTATCAGCACAGGAGAATGGGGACGAACGTAAAGCTATAGATGCTATTATGACTAATATACGCACTCTTGTAGCTGAGTTAGGCGTGGGCCTGTTCCTAGTGTCGCACCTAAAGCGTACACAGGGTAGAGCACATGAGGATGGAGGGCAGATCAGCCTGAGTGAGCTAAGAGGCTCACAGTCTATAGCGCAGCTATCGGACATGGTGATAGGCCTAGAGAGAGATCAGCAAGCGGATAATGAGGAACAGCGCAATACTACTACAGTGCGTGTGCTCAAGAATCGTTACGCTGGACTCACAGGAGCCTGCTGCTGGCTAAAGTATAACCACCAGACGGGTAGAATGATAGAAGTGGCTAAACCACAGGGAGACAATGATGAGTTGTAGTCCTATATATTTGGACGCAGAGACTAATGGCCTAAAACCTTCTGAGGTGTGGGTAGTGGTCACAATGCAGGATGAGGTACTACTGGAGCACTATACGCCAGAGTCACTCAGGAAGGCTCTAGACAACGATGCTCTAGTCATAGGCCACAATCTGTTTGGGTACGATATACCAGTGCTCAAGAGGTTATGGGATATAGACATAGACAGTAGCAGAGTGAAGGATACTCTAGTTATGTCTAGACTAGCGGATCCACAGCGAGACAAGGGTAACTCCCTACGGTCTTGGGGTGAGCGTCTGAACTTCCCTAAAGGTGACCACAGTGATTGGTCTTGCCTATCGGATGAAATGGTGACGTACTGTAAGCGTGACGTAGAGCTAACTGCTGCTGTATATGATCGGCTACTGTTTGAGCTACGGGACTTTGGCACAGACTCTGTAGAACTAGAGCAGAGAGTGCAGGAGATCACACAGAAGCAGGTACGCAACGGATGGAAGCTGAACGTAGGGCAGGCTATCTACCTAGTGGCAACACTGAAGGAGAAGCTATATGACCTAGAGGATGCAGTACATAGAGTGTTTAGACCATTACCTACCTTCGTTAAGGAGGTGCGCCCTAAAGTAAAAAAGGATGGAACTATCTCTGTCGTAGGTCTTAAATTTCTAGGTGACCAGTGGAGCAGTATAGCTGGTGATTTCTCTAGAATAGACTACCCTGAGTTTAACTTAGGTTCACGGCAGCAGATAGGTAGACACTTACAACACTTTGGATGGAAGCCTTGCCAACACACTGAGCATGGTCAGCCTATTGTCAATGAGAAGGTACTCATGGGCATAAAAGACATCCCTGAGGCTACTTACATTTCTGAATACCTGATGGTGCAGAAGCGTATAGCACAGGTGGAGTCATGGATAGAGGCTGCTGATGAGGACACAGAGCGTGTGCATGGGCAGGTAAACACTAACGGAGCAGTAACGGGCAGGATGACACACTCTAAGCCTAATGTAGCACAAGTACCAGCCTCTAGAGCACCCTACGGTGTAGAATGTAGAAGCTGCTGGACTGTGCCTGAGGGCTACAAGCTAGTAGGGTTTGACGCTAGTGGACTAGAGTTGCGGATGCTTGCACACTACATGAATGATGAGGAATACACCAATGAAGTCATTAATGGAGACATACACACCGCTAATCAAAAGCTTGCAGGACTTGAATCAAGAGATCAGGCGAAGACTTTCATCTATGCCCTCTTGTACGGGGCAGGAGATGCAAAGCTTGGGAGTGTGGCTGGGGGATCTAGAGCAACTGGAGAAGGACTTAAAAAACGCTTCATGTCTAATCTCCCAGCATTCGCAGATCTTAAAACTAGAGTGGCAAGGGAAGCTACTCAAGGATGGATTAGAGGACTTGACGGACGCAGACTAACTGTGCGGTCTGAACATGCAGCACTGAACACACTACTACAGAGTGCCGGTGCTATTGTTATGAAACAGGCCTTGATTCTTCTGGATAAGTATGGTATACTATGGGGACTAGACTACAAGATTGTAGGTAATATACATGATGAAGTCCAGAGCGAAGTAAAGGCTAAAGACGCAGAGAAGTTTGGAAGGCTAGCAGTCTCTTGTCTAGAGGCGGCAGGACTACATTTTAACCTAAACTGCAAACTTGCAGGGGAGTACAAAATTGGAACAACTTGGTCAGAAACACACTAATCAGTGTATTGATTGTGATGTGGATTTAGTTCTAGGTGGGAACTGGACTGAAGCACGGAAAGAGCAATCTAAGTACCTATGCAAGACATGCTGGCAGGCTAGGGATTCGCTTAGGATGTATGTAAACGGTAAACATATATCTAAGTCACATCCTCTATATAAGGCAGGGCGCTATAAGTCTTTTGGCGATGCAGCCTTTAGCTCTCTAGCAAACTACGAGACTGCAAAGGAAGGACAAGTGTACATCGTTGTTAACCCAGCGTTCCCTAGTTGGTGTAAGATAGGGATGGCTGTAGATGCAGAGGATAGGCTGAAGCAGTACCAGACCAGTTCGCCCTACAGGGACTACAAGCTGATAGCAACGTATGACACCAGTGATAGACGCAAGGCTGAGAAGTTTGCACATGAGCTACTAGAGAAGAGACATGAACGTAGAGGCGAGTGGTTCTGTATCCAACACCCTGTCGCTGCATCTATATTAGAGTTACCTATGCGAGAGTTTCAATGAAAACAGTTAACACAGTAGTAGAGGACATATATTCTCTTATGACAACCAAGCAGCCTGATGAGGCTGTAGACGTTGAACAAGAGATTGATAAGTTCGGTGAGGCTGTAAAGGATCTCATGCGTAAGGAATTCTCTCCTAGAGATTCTTTTGATGACAGGAAGCTACGCCTGTCTAACATAGGGAAGGACGATAGATACCTATGGAATAACTTTAACAACAAAGGCCCAGTAGAGGAGATACAAGGGCCAACGTATGTTAAGTTTATGTACGGGCATTTGATTGAGGAAATGCTACTGTTCTTAACACGCATGTCAGGACACTCTGTGACTGATGAGCAGAAGGTGTGTGAGGTAGAGGGCATTGTAGGTCATATGGACTGCAAGATTGACGGTATTGTAACGGACATCAAGTCCACCAGTACCTACGCATTCAAGAAGTTCAAGGACGCTACACTGGCCTACGATGATCCCTTTGGGTATGTAGACCAGATCAAGGCCTATGCGTACTCTGAGGGTGAGACTAAGGTAGGCTGGCTGGCTATGGACAAGCAGAACGGCTACCTAGCGTGGCTACAGTATGACCTAGAGGACACAGAAGCACCAGTGTACTCTTCTATCAGTGGTGACATAGCTGAGAGGATACGCCATGTAAAAAAGATGGTGGAGTTGGAGGAAGCGCCAGATTTCTGCAACGAAAGGGTAGCGGATGGCAAGAGTGGAAATATGAAATTAAACGTAGGCTGTTCCTACTGTCAGTTCAAGCGTTCATGCTTTCCAGAACTGCGTACTTTCAAGTACTACGGTGGCCCAAGGTATTTAACGGAGGTGGTAAATGAGCCTAAAGTCCAAGAGATTTTCTAAGAACATCTATAGGTCTGGACTAGAGAAGAAGTTCGCTGAGTTAATGCCCAAGGGCAGGTTCCTGTACGAACCCTACGACATACCATACGTTATGCATAGGAAGTACAAGCCAGACTTTGTAGACAAGAAGACCGGAGATTACATAGAAACTAAAGGTTTCTTTAGAGCAGGAGACACACAGAAGTACACATCTATACGCGATAGCATAGCACCTATCAGCCTGATATTTGTACTCTCTGACCCTAATAAGAAAGTCAGGAAGGGTTCTAAGATCACCATGGGACAGTGGTGTATCAAGGAAGGTTTTGACTTTTATACAGTAGATGAGTATGCAGATGTCATTAACGATGGATGAAATTAAGGAACGGGTGTTGACTAGGTATGATATAGATGATATAATTAGTCTTCTGGATATAACCGCTGAAGAGATAGTAGACAGGTTTGAGGACAAGTTTATCAACAGGCTTAGTCTCTTTGAAGAAGAGCTAGCAGAACAAGAACTGGATGATTGGAGTGACGATGAACAAGAGTATTGATGATGAATCACCGGAAGCATGGAGCAGGATAAACAAGTGGCACCGTAATGGTCCAGACCAGCATCCTTTGTTCCCTACTAAAGATGAACCTGAAATGTTGGGTGACTTGTTAAAAGAAGACTATAAATTAGCAGAGGAAAAGATGGCAAGCAGTTACACACGCCAAGGGTACAAGTTTAAGACTTCATGGGGTGATGAAGATGTCAATAGCCCCGCACACTACGCCCAGCAGGGAGATATAGAATGTATTGATGCTATGGAGTCTATGATGTCTAGAGAAGAAATCATAGGCTACCTTAGGGGTAACTCATTCAAGTACAGGTGGCGCTTCAGAAGCAAGAGCAACGCTGTTAAAGACCTGCGTAAAGCACAATGGTATGAGAATAGACTGATGGCACTACTGGAAAAAGAAGAGACACTAGATGACAAATAAGATTGGACAACAGGATTACCTAGGCATAACTATTGACTATGCTAGAGAAGATAATCTAAACACTTTCTCAGTAGAGACACTTAAAGATAGATACTTATGGCAGGATGAAACCCATGCACAAGAAGCATTCGCAAGAGCCTCAGTCTA